ACTAGGGTGAATTAAATGGCAACGTTACAAGCAACAACTATAAATGGTAACCTAACTGCTAATACTAGTTTTACCTCGCCTTTGCAGATCACTAACACAAATAGTCAAGTTTATAGAGAATACACAGGGACTGTTTCTATTCCTACCAGTGTCAATAATCCTGTCAATTACGTAAACTTGTTTGCAAATTTTGGTTACTATGAAAGAATGTATGGTATTCTTGTATGGTGGGTCAATCAAAGTCAATTTCATAGCGGATCTCTTACATTTCAATTAAGTGAGTATGGCTTACAAACACAGATCACACAGGATTCAAGTGGTGCTTTCAGTGTTGAAAGATATAGTCCCTCATTTGGTACAAATTATTTGAGATTTTACAACACGATGGGTACAGTTTGGGGTAATGGCACTTATTATTTTACCATTAGTAGAATTAGCGGATTAGGTGGTCAGTCTTTCTATAGTGATTATTTAACAACTAGGACAAGATAATGGCCACACTTCAAACAACCACAGCTCCTACTGTAACAGCATCTAATATTATTTCACCACTGGCATATAATAATGGTTCACTAGCATTGATAGAATATAGCGGTGTGATATCTATAAATGTTAATTCTTCTGTTGATTTAATAACCAACAATAGTGGATATGGCAGAATGACAGGCTATGGTTATTTTGTTGGTGCTACTACTGCCACAAACCCGTATGGATATTTTTCGTTTGGGGTATCTAGGTATGGAGTATTGAGTACAAATTTAATATCACTTAGTTCTGGTAACTATACATTGTCTAATTTTCAAGACCCAAATAATCCGGATATTAATTCTTTGCGATTTACTAATAATTATAGTTCAGGCACATATTCATTTTCACTTATTATACAGGCTGCTATGAGTGCTACAAGTAACGTTTTAACAAGGATAAAATAACCATGAAACACGAATTAGATGATAACACAGTTTTGCTATGGCCAGATGGAACTTCGTATAATGAAGATCAAAGATATGGATTCTTTACTGGACTAGCGGAATTTCAAAAAACCCGATACCAAAGAGATAGAATGCAATCATACCCGTCTATAGGTGATCAATTAGATATGCTATGGCATATGATGGATGATGAAATTATACCTGGTAAAAATAGTGAGTGGTATAACCGTATATTAGAGGTAAAGAATCAATTTCCTAAAATATAATTATGGCAACACTTAAGAACACAACCATTAACGATACAGGATTTTTAAATTTCCCTATCGGTACTACGGCTCAACGCCCGGCAAGTCCTGCCAATGGTTATTCTAGAGTTAATAGCACAACAGGTTACTTAGAAGTTTATTATAACAGCACTTGGTTCAATAGTTTATTTTTAGGTGCAGTTACGGCTACTGGAGGCTCTATAGCCACTGCAGATAATTTTAAGATTCATACATTTACTACATCAGGTACTTTCTCAGTAACTAGTGCTAGCATAGCATCTACAGCAGAAGTTTTAATTGTAGGTGGCGGCGGAGCAGGTGGATTTGGTCACGGCGGAGGCGGCGGAGGCGGCGCTGTTTTATATAATAGTAGTGTAGCACTTTCTATTGCTGATTATTCTATTGTTGTAGGAGCAGGCGGTTCTCAATCTACAAGCAATGCTTCAAATAATCCAGGTAATTCTAGTAGTGCGTTTGGTGTGACAGCAACAGGTGGTGGAAGCGGAGCAAACGAATTCGGTGATGATACTTCTGGCAGAGGTGGAAACGGTGGCGCCGGCGCTAATAGCGGCGGTGGTTCATACAATTGTTCTGCCGGAACAGCCACAGCACCAGTAGCAAGCGGTTGGACAGTATATGCAGGTTATGCAGGTGGCGCTGGTAATCCTGGTACAAATTATAATTATGGATGCGGTGGTGGCGGTGGCGCCGGAGGCGCAGGAATTGCCGGCAATGCATTGAATGGTGGCAACGGTGGTCCTGGCATACTTATAAATATAGATGGAAACAATTATATGTATGGTGCTGGAGGCGGTGGCGCAGCCTACAACAACAATACACCTTCTTGGGGAGGTAGTGGTGGATTAGGAGGCGGAGGTGGAGCCACTGTATGGGGAGGCTCAGCCAGTATTATGTCTGCTGGATTAGGTGGACTTCAAGCAAGGAATGCCGGAGGCAATGGCTCAGTAACAGATTCAGGCACAGGTGGTGCAGGTGGTGCTAACACAGGTAGCGGTGGCGGCACCGGTGCTAATGAGAATGGTATAGGCGGAGCCGGCGGTAGCGGTATAGTAATTATAAAATATAGGTTTAAGTAATATGGCAACTCTTAAAAATACAATAATAAATGATACAGGATTTTTAGGATTACCTGTGGGAACCACAGCACAAAGACCTGTAAGCCCTGCAAATGGATATAGCAGAGTTAATACTACGACTAGTGCTTTAGAGGTATATTATTCTCCTGTTTGGATATCCGTAGCATCATTACTATCAATCACAGCAACTGGCGGAACAATAACCACAGTAGGTGCATACAAGGTTCATACATTTACCACTTCGGGAACTTTTTCAGTATCAGCGGCCACATCTGGCGCTACAGTTGAAGTACTGATTGTTGCCGGCGGCGGAGCAGGTGGCTCGGCAATTGGCGGTGGTGGAGGAGGCGGTGGCGTAATATACATGCCATCAATACCTATATCAGCGACAAACTATTCTATCGTAGTAGGTGCAGGCGGTGCCCCGGCTGCCGCTACTACCGGAGTTACTAGCGGTAGCGGCGGAAACTCTACGGGTTTCGGAGCAACCGCTGCGGGCGGTGGTGGATCAGGTACTCACGATAGCGGCGCCGGCGTAGCAGGTGGTAGCGGTGGTGGCGCGGCATCTAACAATAGTATATTAAATCAAGGCGGCGCAAGTAGTGGCAACAGTTTAGGTAGTAACACAGGTACAATATACGGTAATCGCGGTGGAAATATGACTGCTACTAGAGCCGGCGATGCTACTAAGGCAGCAGGCGGTGGCGGAGCAGGTGGCCAAGGTCCCGATACTAACCCTAATACTACAGGTAACCCAGGATACGGTGGACAAGGTTCAGGTGGGCCAGGTATGCAAAGTTCAATCAATGGTACAAATTACTATTGGGGCGGTGGTGGCGGTGGTGGCACATATACTAATGCAGTAGGTGGTTACGGCGGCTTCGGTGGCGGCGGCGGTGGATCAGCCAACGGAGGTGGAGGCGGCTTAGGTGGTACTGGCGGGTTGAACAACGGCGGGAACGCATCTGACACTAGCAATGGTGCGGCAGGTGGAACAAATACAGGCGGCGGAGGCGGCGGTGCGGCTTGGCAGGGACTTGCAGGCGGTGCCGGCGGTAGTGGTATAGTTATTATTAGATATTTGGCATAGTAGGAGAATTTATGAGCCATTTCGCAAAAGTAAAAGATGGAGTAGTCGTAAGCGTTATAGTAGCAGAACAAGATTTTATCGATACATTTGATGACAGTATTCCTGGACAATGGATACAGACTAGTTACAATACTAGGGGAGGAGTCCATTATCAACCAAATTCTTCTGTCCCTAGCGCCGATCAAACTAAAGCACTTAGAAAGAATTATGCCGGAATCGGCTATAGTTATGATTCAGAAAGAGATGCATTCATACCCCCAAAACCATATCCTAGTTGGATACTTGATGAAGATACTTGTTTATGGATTAGTCCTATCCCTAATCCGTCTGACGGTAAACAATATCGCTGGGATGAAGCAAGTTTAAGTTGGATAGAAATGACTAAAAATTAAAAGAAAGATAAATACATTACACATATGGCAAGAGAGTGTCTACCATAGTAGGAGAGAAAAAACATGCTAATTTTAAAACAAAACGCGGCAAATACAGTACCAACACCCCCAGCCGGTAAAGGTACAATATTCTTAGACGATAGTGATACACTATCGGTAAAAACTAGTGACGGTAATGTTGAAACGTTTCCAACAGTAGCCGCAAGTAACTCACAAGTCGTTTTCATGAACGGCACTGCGTTGTCAGGCGAAGCCGCACTTACATATGACTTTAATAATAATGTATTGAACATTAGTGGTAATGTCGCTGCCGGTAATGTAAAAACTGATAACCTATTATATGCTAACGGTACTGCTTGGGATCTAAGTGATCCAGGTGGTAGCAACACTCAAATTCAATTTAATGATGATGAATCATTTGGTGGCTCATCAGCATTTACTTTCAACAAATCAAGCAATCTCGTATCAATGGGCGGTGCATTGAGCGTAACAGGTAACGCTAACGTAGGTAATATCGGCGCCGCGTCCGGTATATTCACAACTGTAACCGGTACATTGACAACTGATGCTCAACCAAATATTACTAGCGTTGGTACATTAGGCTCATTAGCAGTAACAGCAAATATAACAGCAGGTAATGTCTATGCTAACTCAGGCGTAATTGGAGCAAGCGTATTGACAGGTACACTAAGCACAGCCGCTCAACCAAACATCACTAGTGTTGGTTCATTAACTTCATTGACTGTAACAGGTAATGCAAACGTCAGTAATATTGGCGGAAACAACGGTGTGTTCACTACAGTATCAGGTACGTTATCAACAGCCTCACAACCAAATATCACAAGCGTAGGTACACTATCAGCATTAGGTGTTAATGGTAACCTTACTGCGTCAAACATCAATGCAAATACCGGAGCATTTTATGGTAACGGTGCAGGATTAACTAATATTCCTGGCGGAAACATTGTTGGTAATATTAGTGGTAATATTTCAAATGCCAATTTTGCTGCCTTTGCAGCCGAAGTTACAGACGCATCACAGCCAAACATCACTAGTGTTGGTACTCTTGTTGATTTAACTGTAACAGGTAATGCAAGCGCAGGTAATGTTAATACAGCAGGTAAAGTAGTTGCTTCATCATTAGAATCAAACGTAGCAACAGGTACTGCTCCATTCGTAGTAGCAAGTACTACTAAGGTAACAAACTTGAATGCTGACCTACTTGATGGTTATAGCACAGCAACTGCGGCAACAGGAAATACAGTAGTAATTCGTGATACTGACGGAAGTTTTAGTGCAAACATTATCACAGCAACATTAAGTGGCGCAGCCACAACAGCCGGTACAGTAACAACAGCGGCTCAGCCAAACATCACTAGTGTTGGTACATTAAGTTCACTAGCAGTAACAGGTAATGCTACTGCAGGTAATGTTTATGCTAACTCAGGTACAATTGGTGCTTCATTACTAACAGGTACATTGACAACTGCGGCTCAGCCAAATATTACAAGTGTTGGTACACTATCAGCACTTACTGTAACAGGTAACGCAAGTGCAGGCAATATATCAACAGGTGGTGCATTAAGTGTAACTGGCAATGCAAACGTTGGTAACATCGGTGCTACAAATGGTGTATTCACTAACGTATCAGGCAATGGTTCATCATTAAGTGCAATTACTGGTGCTAACGTAACAGGTACAGTACCAAGTGCCACAACAGCCGGTACAGTAACAACAGCCGCGCAACCAAATATCACTAGTGTTGGTACACTAACAAGTTTAGCAGTAACAGGTAATGCTACTGCTGGTAACGTTTATGCTAATAGCGGTACGATCGGTGCAAGTTTATTGACTGGCACATTAACCACAGCCGCACAGCCAAATATTACATCAGTTGGTACACTAACAAGTTTAGCAGTAACAGGAAATATTAGTGCTGGGAATGTAAGTGCAACTACATTTACAGGCGCACTAAGTGGCGCGGCTACTACAGCAGGTACTGTAACAACTGCGGCACAACCAAATATCACTTCAGTTGGCACATTGTCATCACTAAGCGTGACTGGTAACGTAGCAGCCGGTAACTTAACAACTACAGGTGTGTTAAGTGTAACAGGTACAGGTGTAAGCAGTATTGCTGGTAATCTAGATATGACCAGCAACAATATTATTAACCTTGCAACTCCGGTAGCAGGTACTGATGCGGCAACTAAGCAATATGTTGATGATTTAGCAAGTACTGCTCTTATATACCACGAAGGTGTAACAGCAGCCACAACTGGTACATTGGCTAGTGCTACTGGCGGAACAATCACTTATAACAACGGTACAGCAGGTGTTGGTGCAACATTGACAACTACTGGTACATTCAACTTGATTGATACAGCAAACGTTCAAACAGTTGGTACTCGTATATTAGTCAAGAACGAAGCAAACGCCGCGCATAACGGTATCTATACTTACACAAGCACGACAGTTATCACCCGTGCAACTGATGCTGATTCATACGGTCCTGGTGCCGGAGAATTGAGTCTCAATAATTACTTCTTTGTAAGCGGCGGTGATGTCAATAAAGGTAGCGCATATGTTGTTGATGCTCCTACTGGAACAATCACATTTGGCACTTCTAATATTACATTCGCTCAGTTCAGTAGTTCACAAGTTTATCTTGCAGGCACCGGCCTAACTCTTGCTAATCTAACATTTAGCGTAAACGCAAGCCAGTCACAGATCACTAGTGTTGGTACTTTAACATCATTGGGCGTAAGCGGCACTATAACGGCTGCAAATATCACAGCAAACACTGGTGTCTTTACTGGTAATGGTTCTGCTCTAACTGCATTGAACGCAAGTAATATCAGTTCTGGTACATTAGCACAAGCAAGACTTGCCAATAGTTCATTAACTGTTAACGGCACATCAATTTCACTTGGTGGATCTGGTACTATTACTGCAACAGCAACTAATGCACTCACAATTGGTACAGGTCTTGGTGGCACAAGTTATAACGGTAGTACTGGTGTAACTATTACTAATACTGGTGTAACTAGTATTGTAGCAGGTACTAACATTTCAATCAGTGGCGGTACTGGTGCAGTCACAGTTAACGTATCTGGTCAAGTGGCTAACGCATTAGTAGCAGGTACAGTATATACAGCCGCACAGCCTAATATCACTAGTGTTGGTACATTAACTAGTTTGGCAGTAACAGGAAATATCACTGCTGGTAACGTATCAGTAAGTGCAGGTACTGTAACATTAGGTACATTGACTACTGGTGCAAACTCAACAGCAGGCACGATTACTGGAAACTTCTCATTGAGTGCAGGTTCTAGATTGAATGCAACATACGCTGACTTGGCAGAAAAATATGTTGCTGATGCAGATTATGAAGCCGGTACAGTATTGATATTCGGCGGTGCCCATGAAGTAACACTATCAACAGATTATGATTCACATCGTGTAGCAGGAGTTGTATCAACTAACCCAGCATACACTATGAATAATGACTGTGCAGGCGCACATATCGCTACAATAGCACTACAAGGTCGTGTTCCAGTTAAAGTACATGGCCCAATCACTAAAGGCGATTTAATGGTAAGCGGTGCAGATGGTCGTGCTGTTGCAAATAATATGGCACGTGCAGGTACTATATTAGGTAAAGCACTAGAAAACTTTGAAGGTGGTTCAGGCGTAATCGAAGTAGCAGTCGGTAGATTCTAATATCTATCGACTTCTTTCCTGCGATAAGTAAAAGCGTGACTAACGTTTTTATACTCGACTACGAGACACGCCTTAGGGCGTGGGCTACCCTCAGAGAGAAAATCCCTCAATTACCCATTGATCAGAGATGTGTTGAAATAGACAATTTCTGGCAACGGGTACCTTTGATGACCCATTATCTACATACCGACTATATGAATGATTGGCCTGATCCATGGCAATTGATATCAGACAATCTATATTGTTATTATGGTAGAGCATTGGGTATGATTTACACCCTTATCTTGTCGGATACCAAAAATATTGAACTTGTAGAAGCAATAGACGATAATAGCAATGAAGTGGTATTAGTCCTAGTTGATGATGCAAAATATGTGCTGAATTATTGGCCTGATACGGTAGTAAATAATCTCATCACAGACTTTAAGATAACTAGAACACTAGATATTTCCCCACTATATAATAAGATAGGTTAACAATGAAATTAAACGTTATTAAACGCTCAGGCGCACAAGAACCTCTAGCCGTTGAAAAATGGCAAGCACAGGTTGCAAAAATATGTAAAGGTATTGCAGATGTAAGTCAGTCGATGATTGAAATCAAAGCACAGCCCCATTTTTATGATGGTATCACAACTAGAACCATAGATGAAATTACATTACGAGCCATAGTAGATTTAATCGACGTAGAAAGTAATCCGGACATCGGTCATACTAATTATCAATATGTGGCTGGCAAACAACGTCTCAGTATGTTGCGTAAAGATGTTTATGGAAGTTATACACCATTGTCTCTCTACCAGATAGTACAAAAAAATGTAAAGGCTGGACTATACTCGCATGAACTACTAGAGTGGTATAGCGAAGACGATTGGAATAAGATGAACGATATGCTAGAGCATGATAAAGACGAGCAGTATAGTTATGCCGCTATTGAGCAACTTATTGAAAAATATCTAGTAAAGAATAGAGCAACGAAAGAAACTTATGAAACTCCTCAGATTAGATACATGGTTGCAGCCGCTACTGTGTTCCATAAGGAAGAACCTAACGCGGCTCGTATGCGTTATATTAAAGAATACTACAACGCGGCTAGTGACGGTCTTTTTACTCTTGCTACTCCTGTACTTGCTGGCCTTGGTACTCCCACCAAACAGTTTAGTTCTTGCGTACTCATCAGAAGCGACGACGACCTGGACTCAATTTTTGCGTCCGGAGAAATGATGGCAAAGTATGCCAGCAAACGAGCTGGTATTGGTTTAGAAATTGGGCGACTACGTCCTTTAGGAAGTCCCATTAGGGGCGGCGAAATCATGCATACAGGTATGATTCCATTTTTAAAGAAATGGTTCGGAGACCTGCGTTCATGTTCACAAGGAGGAATTCGCAATGCAAGTGCTACTATCTTTTATCCAATCTGGCATCACCAGTTTGACGACCTTATTGTACTCAAGAACAACCAAGGAACCGAAGAAACCCGAGTCCGTCATATGGATTATGGGGTTGTGCTTAGTGCTTTCTTCTGGAGAAGATTCAAAAACAAAGAAAACATAACTTTTTTCGACCCTAACGAAGTCCCAGACTTATATGAGGCTTTCTATTCAGATTGTGCGAAGTTTGAAGAACTTTACGTCAAATATGAGAAGCGCAAAGATTTGCGTAAGAAAACTATGAATGCTGAAGATGTATTCAAGGGCGGAATTTTAAAGGAGAGAACTGACACGGGTCGTATCTATCTTGTCTTTATTGACAATGTGATGAATCAAGGATCCTTTGATCCTGAATATCATCCGATCTATCAGTCAAACTTATGCTGTGAGATACTTTTACCTACTAAACCTTTTAAGCGTCTTGATGATCCTAGTGGTCGAATCGCACTTTGCACTTTGGGGTCCATTAATTGGGGGGCATTCCGAAACCCTGAGGATATGCGCAGAGCTTGCCGCATTCTTCAGCGCAGCCTCTGTAATATTCTTGACTACCAGGACTTCCTAAGTATTCAAAGCAAACTAAGCAATGACGAGATTAGTCCATTAGGCATCGGTGTAACTAATCTAGCATACTGGCATGCCAAGCGCGGCTATAGATATGGAGAGAAAGATGCACTTCAAGATGTTAAAAGTTGGATGGAGCATCAAGCATATTATCTGACCGAAGCAACAGTTGAACTTGCTAAAGAACGTGGCAAGTGTGTAGATAGTGATAAGACACGTTATGGTCAAGGTATATTCCCTTGGGAGTTACGTAGTAAAGGTGTGAACCAACTTGCAGACTTCAATACTGAATTGGATTGGGAACCACTAAGACAAGATATGTTAAAGTATGGGGTACGAAATGCAACGCTTATGGCCATCGCTCCTGTTGAGTCTAGTTCTGTAGTTATTAATAGCACTAATGGTATTGAAATGCCCATGTCACTTATCTCAACTAAAGAAAGCAAGGCCGGGTCTTTTACACAAGTTGTACCCGAATATCAAAAGTTAAAAAATAAATATCAATTGATGTGGGAACAGAAAGATTGTGATGGTTATTTAAAAACTGCCGCAGTATTAGCCGCATATGTAGATCAAAGTATATCAACCAACACATTCTACAATCCTGCACACTTCACAGATCGTAAAGTTCCAACAACATTAATCGCTAAGAATTTGATGTTGGCACATAGTTGGGGACTGAAGACATTCTACTACAGTCTCATCAATAAGGCTGGATCAAAATCAGTAGAAGAAAAACCGTTAGCACAAGAAGTAGCAACATCAGAAGATGATGATTGCGAGGCTTGCAAACTTTAAGAAAGGATGATATAATGGCCTATAGCGCACAAGTGGTTGACCATTACGAGAATCCTCGTAATGTAGGTAGTTTTGCAAAAGACGATGATAGTGTAGGTACTGGAATGGTAGGTGCACCGGCATGCGGTGATGTGATGAAATTACAAATAAAGGTAGATCATGATACAGGTATTATTACAGATGCAAAATTTAAAACGTATGGCTGCGGATCGGCTATCGCAAGTTCGAGCCTCGTTACGGAGTGGGTCAAAGGCATGCACATCGACCAAGCCGGAGCAATCAAAAACTCCGACATCGCCGGAGAATTGGCCTTACCCCCGGTAAAAATACATTGTTCAATTCTGGCAGAAGATGCAATCAAGGCAGCCGTAGAAGATTATAGGAAAAAACATTAAGTGATAAATGTAAAACAATTTCTTGAAAAATTATTTAAGGAAAAACAATGGGCAAAGCACAATATAATTTAAAAACAAAAACAGACTACCTAAATCGCAAGATGTTTTTGGATCCACAGGGTCCTGTAACCATTCAACGATTTGAAGAAGTAAAGTATAACAAACTACAAAAAATTGAACAGACAGCACGTGGTTTCTTTTGGGTTCCAGAAGAAATTAGTCTTACTAAAGATGCCAACGATTTTAAAGAAGCAAGTGATGCGGTGAAACATATCTTTACTAGTAACTTATTAAGACAAACAGCACTTGATAGTTTACAAGGACGCGGTCCCGCGCAAGTATTCACACCTATCGTTAGCCTGCCTGAATTAGAAGCACTGATGTATAATTGGAGTTTCTTTGAGACTAACATTCATAGCCGTAGTTATAGTCATATCATTCGTAACATCTATAATGTACCTAAAGAAGTATTCAATACTATCCATGACACTAATGAGATTGTATCAATGGCTAGTAGTGTTGGTAAATATTACGATGATCTACATAGATTGAATTGCTTAAAAGAAATCAATGACTCAACAAAAGAATGTGTATTAGAGCCAGCACACATTAAAGCAATTTGGTTAGCACTTAATGCCAGTTATGCATTAGAAGCATTTCGCTTTATGGTATCATTTGCTACAAGTTTGGCTATGGTTGAGAATAAAATCTTTATTGGCAATGGAAACATCATCAGTTTGATTCTACAAGACGAACTATTACACAAAGAATGGACTGCCTGGATGATCAATCAAGTAGTCAAAGAAGATCCGCGATTTGCAAAAGCAAAACAAGAGTGTGAACAAGAAGTATATTCTATGTACTTAGATGTCATACGTGAAGAGAAAGAATGGGCCGACTATCTATTCAAGAAAGGATCAGTCATAGGTCTGAATGCGAATATCTTAAAAGATTTTGTCGATTATACTGCGGCAAGCGCATTAAAAGATATTGGTATCAAGTATCAAAATCCTGCTCCTAAGAGTACTCCTATACCGTGGTTCAATAAACATAGCGAGACTAGCAAGAAGCAGACCGCACTACAAGAAAGCGAAAGCACCAACTACGTCATCGGTGTGATGAGCGATCAATTAAATTACGACGACCTTCCGTCACTATAACTATAATAAAGGAGAATGAATATGAAGGCCCTTATATGGACTAAAGACCACTGCCCTTATTGTGTTCAAGCCAAAGCATTGCTTACACAAAAAGGGATAGAGATTGAAGAACGTAAGATTGGACATAGTTGGACAAAAGAACAACTATTAGAAAGCGTACCCACAGCACGAACAGTACCGCAGATTTTCTTAGGTGAGGAATATGTAGGTGGGTTCGATGACCTTAAAAAGAGATTTGATCAGGAGAAATAAATGAATCTTAAGACAGATGAGACATACACATTTAAATTAAATAGCGGTGAAGAGTTAGTCGCTAAAGTAACAGAAGTCAACGATAACTATGTATTGCTAGACACCCCGGTTTCTATAGCCCCGGGTCCGCAAGGAATGGGATTGATGCCTAGTTTGTTCACTAACGACCAGCGTGGAAAAGTCAGACTAAATACTAGTAGCGTTTCGTTGGTCGCGGATACTGAGGAATCAGTTAAGTTGAAATACCTCGAAGCGACTACAGGTATACAAGTACCTAGCAAGAAAATGATATTAGGATAAAACATGCCACAATTGAGTCGTAAGGGTGATAAAAATACTACAGGCGGTAAGATAATTCGCGGCGCAAGCACTGTGTTTTGCAATAACATTCCTGTAGGTTTACATTCAAGCGACATCACACCGCATGAGCCTAAGAAAAATAAGAAGCCACACAATTCTGCAAAAACGACAGAGGGTAGTCCTACTGTATTTGCAGATGGAGATCCTGTATTAAGAGTAGGTAGTGGCAACACTTGCGGTCATAAGATAGTAGAAGGTAGCGACAACGTGTTTGTCGAATAACATATGGCTGATACAGGAAAGCAAAGTCCCTTAGGAGTTAATGTTTATGGCTCAATATTAGCCGGTCATGATATTCTCACACCAAATGATAATACATTTCACATTAATCCTATAGCAGAAAGTTATTTCGGTAAAAGTATAAACAATGCTGAGTATGATCCAGGTAAAATCGTCAACGATACTTGCCTAAAGTGGGTAACATATGCATTGAAAGAAGCATGGGCTAGAACAGACCTACCTCCCTCAGGTCCCGGAGAAATAACAAATGCTACTTATGATGCTATGTTGAACATAGGACAAAGTCGTATAGCGGCATTAGGTAATAGTAAACCTCCTACATATCAGGTTGATGACCCTAGCGGTGTATGGACGAAATTCGGCGGACCTGCAAATACAGGTTTCGCTATTTCAGGAAATGTTGATCACGGACAACAAGCAAGTTGGGATCCATGGGACAGCGGAGATCCTGCAGGAACCAATCCTAATAGCGAAGTTACTAAGTGGGGTTGGGTACGTGCTATGGCATTACAAGCCTATAACGAATTTTATTTCAACGCAGAAACAGACGGAACCACAATTGATGTTAATCCAAGTTATAAAGACTTTACAGATTCATTACTTCAAGCGGATGGTTTTGTAAATTATAGTAACAAAGCATTATTTGCAGTTCAAGATTCTTTCACATTTTTGCAAGGTACGTATAGTAATCAAGATGATCTTGCTAGCGCAGATATAACAGGAGTGAGTTTATCTGCTAGAGCATTCGGACAAGATTTAATCAATTTAGGCAAAGCAATAAATCTTCAATATATTAAGAATTTTGGATTACCTTCAAACTTGTTAAAGATATTAAATAATAATAACGCTATTACCCAATCGGTTGCGTTAGCGTGTCTAGCCTCAGGATTATCCCAACAAGAAATCACTGAAATAGCCACCGGCAACGTGACACCTACTACATTACAAGAACAAAAACTTTACGGAGCGTTCTTAGTAATAGTAGGTGATGATTTAAATACAATATTACAAATATTAAATTGCACTACCAAAAATGTCGTTAGTCTCGCTGATTTACTAAGTATTAAAAAATTGTTCCCTTTAAGTTACAGAACATTAACGGTACCAATATATAATACTTCTCCCGGACCTACTAATTCAAAAACTTATTATTTACTTTTCATCAATGATGAATTGAATCCACAGTTAGTAAGTCCTAAGATCAAAGAAATAATAGGTACTATAGTACCTCCTGCAAGTCCCCCAGTTGAACTTCCGCCTCCACCACAGCCACCGAAAAACCCTCCTCCTCCACCACCACCGCCCCCGCCACCCCCGCCACCTGTTGTGCCGGTACCCAACCCTCCAGTACCAACAAATCCACCGGTCGGTGGTGGCGGATGCGTAACATTAGAGAGTTTCATACCTTGCGTAGAATTGCTACAGAAGCACAACGGCAGAGACATAACGAATGCTTGGCAATTAGAACCAGGTATGACTATAAGTTTAGGCACAGACAAATTACAAACTACAGAGGGTAAAGTAGTCAAGGCATTGAACGACTTACAGCCTTGTGTTAGAGTGAATACTATAGACGGCATATCTTTGGTATGCTCAACGACAGCACCTATATTCACTAAAGAAAAAGGCTATACATTAGCACCTGATCTCATAGATAAGCATGTTGCTGTAATGAAAGAAGGTAAATCATGGTTCAGCGAGGTCACATCTATCGTTGATGTAGGATATAGATTTGTTAGAGTTATCGACACAGGAAATAATAGTTTCTGGGCAGGAGAAAAACCCGGCGAATATATACTACACCACAATGCGATAGTGAACGAAAGATTAAGCATAGATAAAAATTAATATGGCAGACGAACTAAATTTTCAATTACCAGAATCAGGCTTTGATTCATATCTAGCAGGGATCATCCCTGAAG